GAGATTCTCCTCTATCACCTCTATCTCCTCTTTCTCCATTTTTTAATAATTGAGAATTATTACATATTATACCAAGATTGTCGTAATACTTATAAAATTTTGATAAATTATCAAGAAATAATTTAGCACTTATTTTTGCTATTCCTTCTACCTTCATTAAATCTTCTACATTTATTTTTAGACTGATTTCGCGATTTTTCTTATCATTCAATAATATACTTGGAAATTTATCAGTTATTAATTTTAATTTTTTATAACTAAACCCCCTTCCCATCATATTAGAAGCATCCATCAAAACTAAACAATCTAATGTTTTAATTTTTTCAATGGATTTTAATATATTATCGGCACTTTTACTTTTGAAACCATCTATCTTAAGTAAATCATCTTTTTTAATATTTATAATAGCTTTAATATCATTAAATCCAGCATTATATATTTTTTTAACATTTCCCGGTCCCATATTTTCAATTTCAGCAGTTTTCATAAAATATATGATATTTTTTATATCTTGCTCTGGGTTTGCTCCACTATTTATTTTTATAATATCAACATGTGTATCAGTCCATTTATAATCCTTTCCTTCTATACCTGGCATACTGGGTTTACCATTTGCCGAAGGAGATAATACGGATTTAATATGGGGGATCACGTTACCCGAACGAATTATTATAATTCGCGATCCTGGTCCAATAATATTTTTTTCAATAAATCCGGCATTAAATCCAGTAGCCTGCTTAATTTTAACATCATCTAATAATATTTCATTAAATTTAACTATTGGTTTCATATAATTATCTTTTGATACATTCCATTCAACTTCACTAACTATAACTTCAGCCTTGTCTAAAGTGTGTATTGATTTAAAAGCAAATGAATGTTCTGGATTTTTACCAACAGCTATATTATATATTTTTCCAACATCATTTATTACTATACCATCAATAACATATTTATTATTACGCGACTCTTCCAATTTTTTAGATAATAATTCAAGGTTAATATCTTTAACAATAGTATTATTAACAACATTAAACTTCATAGCTTCTAAATCTGCTAATCCATTTGCTATATTAGGATATACAAGCGTATATGCTACAAAATCTATCATTTTCAAGATATCTTTATTTAATATTTTTGAATTTATCATTCCGCTAACAGTATTGCGTGGATTTGATAGTTTAGGGTCTTTTTTCTTTAATATTTCCCAATTTTCTTTAGATATAATGAATTCGCCACGAACAGCTAAATTATCCACAAGGCTTTTAATTTTTGGGAAACCATTTATATATTCGTATAAATGTGTTATATCCTGTCCTTCTTTACCATTGCCACGCGTATATAATTTAACATTTAGCCCCATATCATATGTTATTAAACCACTTACGCCATCTAACTTATCGCTAATAACATAAGGTCCCTTGTATTTTTTTTTAAATTTAGTTATATCTTCTTCACTATCTTTTATTTTGTTTTGCGAACCCATATAATATGGTAGAACTACCTTATTTTCTACATCGGCGCCTACATGTTTTAAATATGGATCCTTTGGATATTTATTTTTAATATGATCTTTTATAATATCATATATATCATCTGTCAATAAAGGTTCGTCACCATTGAAAAAAGCGACATCGGCATTTTTTAATACCTGAATTATATCCTTCTTCTTATTATTTTTGATAAAATTTAAAGGGTTACTATTTATATATAGATAATCAAAGCTCATTAATACTCTTAATTAATTTAAAGATATCATTTTTTTAGATATTTAAAAAATAAATAATATATAAAAATTAAAAATATTAAGAATATAGAATAATATTATGTATAAGTTTTTAGATATGTTTGAATATATCTATGTAGGCAACTGGAATAATGAAACAAATACAACTATTAAGTACCCAATCGCAAAGATGGATATAGATTAGTAAATGTCTATATATATTATTATTTTTTCTAATGTATATATATAAATATGCTTTATGTTCACTCGGTATTCGTATTTATTTTTTCTGTCTTATATTCTGTTCTTGAAATAGAAATTGAAGGAAAGGATGGAGGATGGGCTAAAAATATACCTACCATCCCTTCGGGATTAGGTATATTAACTAATTATCATGTTATTATGAATATTATTATAATATTTGTTGTTTCATATTCGACATATATATTATTTCAAGATATATATATAATAATATATTATAATATATTATGGTTTGTTATTGAAGATTTTTGTTGGTTTGTTTTAAATCCATATTTTACTTTAGAAAGATATACTAAAGAAGATATATGGTGGCATAGTGATCAAATGTGGATATATAATATCCCTTTACATAATATTGTATCATTTTCCATATTAGCACTAATAATATTTATATCTCAAAACATACATCTATTTTATAACCTTGTATTTATTAGTATATTAACATTTATTGTTATTGAAAATTCACATTTTTATCACAAATGGTATTTGAAAACTCATAATAATAAAAATGACATAAAAAAATAATAAATATTATTATATAACCTATCTATGATTATCAATAATATAAATATTGATAATACTATTTTAATAAAAAACTTATGTAATAAAATTATTAACGAGTTTAATAATAATAATAATAATAATAATGATAATGATAATGAATTACAAGAATATATTAGTAATCATATCAATAGTCTAAAATCTGATTATAAAAAAGAGCTTTATGATGAATATTCTAATAAATGTATTAATAAAAATATATTAAATAAATTAAATAATAAATATGATGGTGACGACAATGACAGATTGACATTGATATGTTATAGTATTGTTAAAGATTATTACTTATGATATGGTACATCTTTTATTTTTATGAATAATATTAATATTTTCAATAATATTTAATATATATTTAATATCGGGTCTATTATCTGGATTGGTACTCCACATTATGCTTATTAGTTCTCTAAACTCCTTAACAGGTATATCGTTAATATTTGGTCTAAAATCTATGGCTATTAATTGTATTACATGTGGATTATTATCTATCTCTTTAAAGGGAACTTTTCCGGTAAAAATAAACCAAAAATTGAGAGCCAATGAATAAATATCTATTTTCAAATCATATTCAATAGTATCATTAAATATCAATTCAGGTGCCATATATCTTAAAGTTCCAGCACATCCACTCATTTTATATTTTTCATGTTTCTTTTTAATAGTTCGCGATAATCCAAAATCTGTCAATTTAATATGTAAATCACTATTTAGCAATATATTTGATGGTTTTAAATCGCGGTGCATTATAGGATAATAGCAATTGTGTAAAAAATAAACTGCCAATGTTAATTCGTGTACCCATTTATATGCCAGTTTAATATCAGGTTTCCACAGCAAATTATCAGTTGATTTATTATTATAATAAGATTCTAATGATCCATTTTCCATATATTCATAAACTAATAATAGAGGATCTGTTATAGTAGATGCCCCTAGAAATAATACGAGGTTAGGATGTCTTAAATGAGATATAACTGCTATTTCATTTATTAAATCTTGATATTCAATATCATTATTACGATGTTTTAAAGATTTCACCACACATTGTAATCCTCTCCAATAGGATTTATATATAATACCATTGCTACCTTCCGCAATTTTTTCACAAATAGTTATTTCATTGTGTCGCAATTCCCACCATTCAGCCCTTCCTCTGATGTTGAAAGGTACCATTTCTAAATATAATGAATTAGCAGAAGAATTAGATTTTGTTTCATCTTCAATATTTGTTATATTATCATTCATCGTAATAAATAATGTATTAAAGATATTTATATATTTATATATTTATATTAAATACATCTTATACCAATTATTATATATAATCCGCAGAACGACTTAAATCAGCCTTAGGCACTTCTACGATATTATATGGTTCTTTATTAAGAAGCGGTGAATTAAAAATAATTTGTTGCGGAATATCATATATATCTCTTAATTTATTGCCTATTACAATATCATTTGTAATACTGATTTTTAAATCATTTGTATTATCTGTAGGTATCATATAGAAATCTGAAATATGTCTATCTTTTTGTCTAGCAAATAATTTCCAATTGTTATTTCCAGAATCTTTCATATTAGATGTACTTGATACATATGCTACCAATCTATATGTATCTCCTGTTTCTTGTGTATTTATATACATTCTTCTATTATTAATATTATTTGCTAATTTTGTATGCGATACATTATCACCGCGATTTAGCGGTGGGTATAAATCATCATCAAGCACTTTTCTATCTCTTTCTATAGTATCTTCTTTGCTTTTTTCATTTATTATTTTAGGTTTATTATAATTATTATCTAACAACTTTTTATATTCTTCAATCGATAAGCATATTTTGGCATTTGCGGCATTATCTATATCTCTTATATTGTTATTAATTTTAGATTTTTTTTCTTCCAATATAAAATTAATATATAATAGATATCCAATAATTATGATTAATATTAATATAAATAATGATAACAGCAAATAATTTATTTTGTTTTTAAACATATAAAGTTTTATTTTCTATTATATTATAATATAATAATGAACGTGACTGATGATTTAATAATTTCTACTACTAATTATGATTTTACTATTAAAACAACATCTACATATCTTGTTAGTATCTTTTTATTATCTAAATTAATGTTTAATATTAAACCTTTTAAATTTAATAGTTTACTGAGAATATATAATATTACTCAAATAATTTTAAATTTATATATGATTTGTGGTTTGCGCGAATTATTTATATTTCCTAATATTTTTAATATAAATAAACCTTACAATGACACTCTTAAATATTATGTATATATCCATTATTTATCTAAATATTTTGATTTTTTTGATACATTTTTTATAATAGCAAGAGGAAAAACAAAGGAGCAATTATCTTTTCTACATATATATCATCATTCCAGCATCGCTTGCGTGTGGGCTTATATTATTAATTTAGGGCATGGAAATGGGACTACCGCATTTTGTGCTTTAATCAATAGTATAATACATATGATAATGTACGGACATTATTATATTACATCATATGGAATTAATAATCCGTTTAAAAAATATATTACAAAATTACAAATAATACAATTTTATTCATGTATCCTTCATTCTTTTATTGTTGTATTATATGAAAATATTGTTCCTAAAAAATTAGCATTATTTGAGCTTTCTTATCATATTAGTATGATATTTTTATTTAGCAATTTTTATAAAAAAACTTATAATAAAACAATTGATAATAAAAAATAAGGCT